TAAAAGATGTGCAGACATATAGGGAGATGTATAGTAAGCTGGAACAACAAGCAGACAGAGATCAGAAAATTAAACAAACACAGTCAAGGCTCTTTGAAGATCCAAATGCAACAAAGATGATACATTTAGAGGGCTTTCCTGTGGCAGAAAAATGAACGTAATGGTACTAACAGCAATCATTGAGACAGCCGTAGACAGCATGTCAGGCAGCATTAATCAATACGGTTTTATATCAGTAGCAATGGCCGTATTTCTTCTTGTGACTATTTGGTTATTTCTTGGCACAAATAAGAGATATAATCGTATGTTTGAACAGGTTCTTCATGCTAATGAGAAGAAAACAGATGACATAAATAAAAGTATGCAGGACTTAATTCAGCGCATGACAGAAGTATTGACGATAGTAAAAGAAAATCAGGAAGGTGTTACAGAGAGAGCGAAACATGCGCAAACATATACCGGAGCGATGAAGATCATCAAAAACTATCTTAATGCAACAAAGCTGGAAATAATAAAATATACAAACAAGATTATAGAGAAAAATTGTATTGATAATACAGCGATGGTGCGTAAGAAGATTGATGCCATGATTAGGGGTATTCAAAAGAAGCGTTCGATTGACCTAAGAGAGTTTACCTATTCAGATATATGTTTCAGTGACATTATACCAGTAATAAATCTTAATGATTGTGATATGATCACAGCATATGTACAGAGTAAGGACAGAAACCTCGACAAGTTTATCGGTGAGCTTGATGCAATATATAACGATGTACTTAATGAAGTAGAAGCAAGATTTTTAGCCAGTGGAGGAAACTAAGTTAACATATCTCGGAGATGTCTTATCCTCTCACCCTGAATGGGTTCCGGATTGGAATAATGATTGTCGTACCAATGATTTCGTTGATACACGACGTTTCTCGCCTGTTATCTATGATGAACGTGAGGCTATGCCAGATAGGAATAATCCCGAATATGATGCTTGGTGGCTGGAACAATATAAGAGATGCATCATGGGCTATGTAGTGCCTAATGCTACTCGTAGAGGGCACGATATATGGATACCAGGAAGATATTATTTCTATCTTAACTTCTGGAAGATACAGGCAAAATTAGATGGTGTTAATAGGAAAGGGTTACGTAATCCACGTTTTACATCGTTAGACTATTTCAAAGCTATGAGCATTGAGGTAATGTTCTTTGAGCGTGTAGATCAAGCTTATGGTAAGGCAAGGCAGAAAGGCTTTAGTGAGTTTATAGCAAGTAATGTCGCATATAATTTCATCTTTATTCCGTACAGTATTAATGTTATTGTAGCTGGTATATCCGATTACTCTGAACATACGATGGAGAATGTAACACGTGGGTTAGATGATCTTGCCTCAACAGAGTTTTATAAAAGACGATCACCAGACAGAGCTTCATTTAAAAGAGCAATGTACGTAGAAAAGATAGAAGATGTAGACGAATATGGTGTAGGTATGGGCACATATACTACAATGCTTAAAGGCTATGGTTCAGAGATATATTGCTTAACGGCAAAAGATAATACGCAGGCGGTTTCTCGTCTTACACCATTTTTCATCGTATATGAAGAAATAGGTAAATGGAAGAAAGGCAGTCTTATAGAAACAACTGAATTTGTTGCACCATCACTAAGGGCAGAGGGTGAAAAGACAGGCTATCAGGTGATGATAGGTACCGGTGGTGATATTGAAGAATCAGTAACGGATGTACAGAAGATAATGTATAACCCCGCAGCATATGGAATAAAAGCATACAGGAATATTTTTGAGGAGGATTTATCTGTTACAACAGGTGAGGTGGGATGTTTTATTCCTGGATATTTATTCGAGATAATAGATGATGATGGTAATAGTCTTATTGCTGAATCAATAGCATCTATTCTCAAAGACAGGGAAAACAAGTCTAACGAGCAACAGTATAGAGCTGCTACACAAAAGCCACTGTATCTCTCAGAGATGTTTATGGTGGCATCGGGAGGTTACTTTGGCAGGGATATAGCAGCACGCCTTAATGACAGAAAGAGGTTTATTCTTAATCATAAAGAGTTGCAGGTAATATCACGTTATAATATTGAATGGATAGATCATTTAGATTGGAGTAAGGGTGTACGTGTAGAGCCTGATGAGGATGGTGTATTCATTATAATAGAGCATCCGCAAAAGGATGAAGGGGGAAAGCATTATATCAATCTTTATAATGCAGCTACAGACTCTTACGATAAGTCAGAAAGTGAGACATCAGAATCAAAGGGGTCGTGTACTATATGGAAGAATTATCTTAATGCTAATAGCACATATCGTTTTTGGGTAGCACGTCTTACACAAAGACCGACAGAAGAAGAGGGGGGTTCTCCTAAGTTTTATGAGAATACAGTAAAGCTATGTGTGTATTATGGTTATTGTCAAAACCTGATAGAATATTCCAACGTATTAATATTTGACTATTATAAACGTTGGGGTATGGAGTATCTGTTAAAGGAAAGACCGTCATTAGTGATATCACAGTATGTCAATGATCCAAAGGCTCATCAACGTTATGGTGTAGAGCAATCCTTTATACCGCATGCATTAAAGATGCTCAAAGAGGAGTTCAGAGCTGACGATTATGCATTAGTACATAGGTTATACGATATAGAGATGATAGAGAAATTTATAGCTTTTCGTACTACAGATGGTTACAACTGCGATATAACAATAGGGTGTGCCTTGAACATAGCGGCAGCAACAGAGGATAGGGAGCTTGATGTATATCGGGAAGAGGAAGAAGAAGATAGTGAAGATTTTGGTGGCTATACCATAGGGGTAAGCAATATAATAAGTAGATTATGATAAATACATATCAATTAATACCGGAAGAAGATAAGGGCATAGGCTGGATTAAACGTACAGCTTTTGAAATTATCCAGGAAGCACAGACGGCTTTTGTAAAAGACTTAGAAAATCTGAAAAAGCTATGGGATGTGTATAATGGCAACTTTGATGCTAAAGTATATGATTATCTTACTAAGGTAGAAGATGATCTTGCATACCCTGCGAAAGTACGTGATATGGGTGCTGAACTTGTTATGTCTAAGTTACAGATATTAGAATCTGAGCAGGCACGTCGTAAGCCACGTTTTAAAGCCTCTGTGACAGATGAGCGTTCTTTACAGAAGAAATATGAGCAGCGCATGAAGGCTGTGCTCGATGCTATAGATGCAAGTCTGGAAGAGCAGTTTGCTATAATGGATAGCACCATGCAGCAGATACAGGATGAACTAGGTGATATGGAGCAACGGTTACAAGTGCAGCCTGAAGATGAAGAAACCGCAATGCAGCTTGAAAGCTTACGTGCTAATATGCCATTGATACGTCTTGAATATGGAAAGATGCTACGTACTATACAACGGCAGAAAGTGAACATGGAAGATATTGCCAACAAGGTACGCAACTTTAAAAGATACAGTGAAGTAGAAATAGTAGAGAATATCGCCAATGCCTTTATTAAGTCACTATTGAAAGATGCTAATCTAAGAGAAGATTTTAATGCCGGTATGCGGGAGAAGATTGTTACTGGTCAGCCTATGTATCTCGTAGATTATAATGAAAAGACAGGCAAGGTGGACTTCCATGTACAGAGTGCTATGAGAGGGTTCTATTCACGCTCATCAAGTAACAGATGGACAGATGAGGGTGATTGGTGCTGTACTTTAGAGTATATGTCTATCTCGCAAATAATGGCTGAGTTTGATTTAGAAGAAGATGAATATAAACAGCTAAACAGTTATGTTACAGGTGATACATCTGCGCTGTATAGCTATAACTATAATATAGCAGTATTTAATCCTGCTGATAGCGAGGAACGTCAACACGGTGGTATTCCTGTTTGGCGTGTATGGTGGGTTTCCCCGCGTGAATGGTGGTGGAAACGTTCACCTTCTAAATACAGAGAGGGCGCATACTATAATCATGTAATAACAGATATACGTAAGGCTAAAGTAAAAAAGACAGAAGAAGTAACAAGGCATATTGTTTATGACAGATATAGTGCTGTAATACTTGGGAATGTTATATGCAAGACAAAAGGTGTAGATGAGTATGTTTACAGGTCAGTAGATAGGCCTGGCGTTCCATATTTGCCACTTGTAGCACGAACATATACTGGAGCATCAGAACAGCCTAATTCGCTTATTAAACGCACCGAAAACTTGCGAGAGCTATATAATGTTATATGGTATTGTTTAGAATTGAATATTGTTCTTTCTGGTGTTAAGGGAATGATAATGGATAAGTCTCAAAAGCCTGAGAAGATGAGTACAAAGAAATGGATGTACTATCGTCGTTTAGGTACTATGTGGATTGAGACCATGAAAAAGGGCAGAAAGATACCTGCCACTTTCAATCAATTTCAGAATTACGATGACTCATTATCGCAATCAGTGCAACTTACATGGGAGTTGTTAGGTGGTATAGAGGCTATGATAAGTCGACAGATAGGTATCACTGATCCACGCTTGGGACAGACTGTTGCCAAAGATCCGGTACATAATGTTATGATGTCGCAAGAGCAATCATCATTAATAACAGAGATACAGTTCTTTGATGCAGACCTTGTATATTCACGTGCTATGTCGCAATATCTGAATCTTGTATTACGCTATGAGCTAAAGAATGGAAAGGTTATTAACTATCTTGATGAGAATCAGGAGGAGGTGTTGTTTCGTATGCCGGCAAATACTTTAGACAAAAGCGACTTCACTATTCATGCCTGGAACAATATACAGGAAGATCATATGCTTGATATGATACGGCAGAGTGCCATGAGTCAAGTGCCTATAGATGGTATTGCTGCACTTATGCGTGTTGATTCGTTGGCAGAGATGGAGAACAGGCTTGCAGAGATAGTCACAGAACAGGAGAACAGGCAGACGCAATCACAGATGCAGATAGACAATAACAAGGCCGAACAGGAGCAGCGTACATTACAGTTACAGGCAGAGATAGAGCAATATGCACAGCAGATGACAATGCAGCTTGAACAGGCTAA